TTTCAAATTTTTACACTTCTACAGCATTTAACTAAATTTCTTGTGAAAGACAAAAAAGACCGACTAGCCGGCAAGCTATAGTCAGTCAGAAAACAAAAAATATTTACCTAAGTTTACCACAAATAAAGAGGAGTGGGAAGATGTCAGATTATATCGCAACAGATTACGACAACCTGATGCAAGACGAATGCAGCCATGTATTCCCAAATATCCATTCTGAGGAATCACAAGAAGAAGTTGATCCATCGGCGCATTGGAACGAAGACGACAACGAAACGCCCGTTCACTCAGCGGACTGGTTGTTTATAGGCTACAGAAAGACCGGACTGACACGTACTAAGTTTGTTTTACAGCAAGAAAACTTTCTAAGCATGATTGAGGAATTCGGACCATCGTCATTACTTATGAATGAATTAAAGATTGTTAGTGGAGAAGATTGGTTAGATCAAAGACTGGAGGAATTTAAGTGAGCGATAAAGAACGAACATTTCTAGAGAGAGTATCTCTTTTGATAACAGAATTGAAAGCTCCCAAGAGTCAAAGAAATAATTTTGGTAAATACAACTATAGAAGTGCCGAAGATATTCTGGAAGCAGTAAAGCCGCTGGCAAACAATTACGGCTTGGTACCTAAACTTTCTGATGAACCAGTTATGATAGGCGATTGGCATTACATTAAAGCGACCGCATCTATCAAAGATGTAAAAACAGGGGAAGAAGAAATCGCAACAGCTTACGCTAGAGAACCACTGGCTAAAAAGGGAATGGATGAATCTCAAATAACAGGAACAGCTTCATCTTATGCCCGTAAATATGCAATGAACGGACTTTATCAGATTGATGATACCAAGGATGCAGATTCGGATGAATATACCGAGCAAGTTAAGCAAGCAACACCTAAGCCAATTACAAAATCGCAACAAGAAGCTTTGCAAAAACGATCTGATGAAATTGCTAAGATGGCTAAACTTGAAAGCAAAAATTTCTTTGACCAGATTACGGAAAAGAAAATTGGTTACTCAGTAGATATCAGCAAGGTTAACACAGAACAACTCGGGACATTGACTAGATATCTGAATGAACTGGAAAAATACTATCAAGGCAAGAAGTGATTTGAATGAACAATCTTTCGTATCTAGCAAAAATAACAAATGTCGATGGAGACAAAGTCACTTTACAACTCAAAGAGTCGCTAAACATCGAACGACTCAAAACAATCTTTGATGGATATGACGGCGAGCGACAAGCGGAAATATTCATCAAAGACCCACGAGGGTTCACAGTCGAGCAGAGACGCTTCACATTCGCTTTAATGCAAGACATATATATTTACACTGGCGAGCCATTAGAGAGCCTTAAAGACGTGTTCTATTGGCAATTTCGATACTTCACAGGGAAGAACATTAGCTTGTCAAATAAATCGGAGAACACAGTCGATGAAGTTTCAACATTAGATGAATTGATCCTAGATTTCATCTTCGCAAATGACATTCCGTTTCGTGAAGGTTATGAGATTCCGCCACAAAACGAACAGTACTTTTTCTATAAATGTGTGACAAACAGGACCTGCTGCATTTGCGGTAAAAAGAACGCTGACATCGATCACTTTGACAAAGCTTTAGGAAGACGAAAGCGGAAAGAAGTAGATCACACAGAATTTACTTTTGCAGCACTTTGCAGACTCCATCATACCGAGAAGCATCAAATAGGAATTACAGAGTTTAAGAACAAGTATCACGTTATTGGTATCAAACTGAATCAAGACGAGATTAAAAAGTTGAGGATCGGAGGTTAAGAACTTGGCTGAAATAAGTTGGATTAAGCTTAGCACTGGTTTGCCAGACAACAAAAAAATTAAGCGTATCAGAAAGCTTCCAGAAGGCGACAAGGTTATCTTGTTTTGGGTATTCCTCTTAGCTAGAGCAGGAGAGAGCAACCAAAGCGGAGGAATCTTCCTAACGGATACTATGCCTTATCAAGAGGAAGACTTAGCTGCAGACTTTGATTTCAATATTGAATTTGTTCAATTTGCCTTAATTACTCTTGAAAAATACTCAATGATAACAAGATATCAAGATATTTTGTTTATCAAAAATTGGGAAGAATACCAGTCTATTGAGGGTTTGGAAAAGGTAAGGGAACAGAATAGAATACGTCAGGCAAGGCACAAAGAGAAACAAAGACAACTAACGTTAGGTAACGTTAGCGCTAACGTTAGTGGTAACGCGGAAGTAACGGCGAGTAACGCAACAGATATAGATAAAGAATTAGATAAAGAAAGAGATATAGATAAAGAGAAAATACCATATAGCGAAATCATCAAATACTTGAACGAAGCAACAAGTAAATCATTCAAAGTTACTCAGAAATGGAAAGACATGATCAAAGCAAGATGGAATGAAGGTCAACGACTAGATGATTTCAAAAAAGTAATTGATGTGAAAACAAAACAATGGTTGAACAACCAAGAAATGAATAAGTACCTAAGACCAGCAACACTCTTTGGAAATAAGTTTGATGATTATTTGAATGAGTATCGTCCACAAGTTAATTCTTCAATCTCTGATGAAATTGCTGAATCGCAAAGGAGGTTGTCTGAAGCCTATGAACAATGAGTTAAAACTTGTGGCTGAAATGCTCAACAATCCATCAATCATTACCAACATTGATATTGATTCGGAATGGTTTGAAAGTCCTCAGTGCAAATTGATTGTAGAGTCAATGACTAGACTGCGAGGAATGATATACACCACCGAACAGGTCCATCGAGAAATGCGAACCATTGATTACTTTAAAGCGGGGACAGTAGATGAATTAGACATCTTGAAGAATTCTGCGAATCAGCTTGGAATCGAAAGAGAACTAGCACGAATCATACACAATGATTATCTTGATCGCAAGTTGCATTCTGCGTCCATAAAATACGCTGAGACGCTTTCTAAGACAGATGGCGATAAGTTAACACGCTTGCTAGAAGAAAAGCGTGACGTGAACCATATTAAGTCTGATGGCAAGTTGGACAAAGCATTCTCTGAATTTTCGGAGAACTTGGATAAGCCAAGCGATGTTCTAACGACATACAAACCGCTGGATGCATTTCTTGGTGGTGGGCTAACTGGTGGCAAGTTGATTGTCTTAGCAGGGAGACCAGCTACAGGGAAAACGGCGTTTGCTTTAAACATCATGCACAAATTATTTACAGATAACGAAAATGTTCAGTGCGACTTTTTCACTTTCGAAATGGGTCAAAACGAGTTAATGACTCGACTGGTTTCAAAAGAGACACATATCAACTCACTTCTATTCGTGGGTAAGGATAAGCTGTCGCAGGAAAATAAAATCAAGGCACGCAAAGCTTATGAGGAAATGAAAAATACATTCGATTTACGTGTCTATACATCCGAGTACTCAAACTTGAACGATATTAAATACGCAATTAAGCAGCGTTTGAGTGATAAGAAGTATGTCGTGTTTGTAGACTACGCAGGGTTGATCACAGTTAACGACACTCGCAAAAATGAGCGTCAAGTGATGAACGAAGTCACACGAGAGTTGAAGAAGCTCACAACAGACTACGGAATCACCATTGTGTTACTAGCTCAGTTAAGCAGGGCAGTCGAGCAACGACAAGACAAGCGGCCAATGCTCAGTGATTTGAAAGAGTCTGGATCCTTAGAACAAGATGCGAATGTCACACTCTTGCTTTCAGCTGACGATAAAGACAGCCGAAAGATTCGATGTGATGTAGCGAAAAATAGGGAAGGCATGACAGGAGTTGCGCCATTTATCTTCGACAAGAAGTTTATGGATTTCTCAGTAGACTTTGACGAATGGAGAGGTTAGATGGACGGAAAAACATATCTGGCTATCTTCCAAGAAAACGGCCTTGTGCGATCGGACTTAGTCAAAATATTGGAGCATCAAGTAAAAGTGTTCCAAGAAAAAAATATGCCAGCGAACGCAGAAGAAGCTAAGTGGTTGGCAATCGAAATAGCTGAGGAAGAAAAAGCACAAGGCTATCCATTCTTAAATGGCAATGAAACTAGAGAACAGATCGCACAACGATACTTGAAAGGGATGAAACTATTCTGAATGAATTAGATTTACAAAAGCAAATCAGAAATTCACTCAAGGTAATCGGGCATGATTGCTGGAAAGTTGATACAGGCCCAGTCAAACGAGCTAGTCATAAGCAAATGAATCTTGAAAAAGGATTCCCTGATTTGTTCGGATTTCGGAAAGATGACAAAAGGATTTTCTTTATAGAAATCAAAATGCCGAAAGGAAAATTAAAACAAGAGCAAAAAGAATTCCTTTTAGATAAAAATCGGAAAGGTTGTCTCAATGGAGTAGCTAGGAATCTTGTTGAAGCAATCGAAATAATTCAAGGTATTAGAACGATTGAAAATGAATTGGAGGAAACGAAATGATTAACAACGTAACTTTACAAGGAAAACTAGGCAAGGACATCGACCTTAAATACACGCAAAGTGGTAAAGCAGTGGGCACAACAAGTATTGCTGTGGATCGTGATTTTAAGAACGCCAATGGAGAAAAAGAAACAGATTGGGTGAACATCGTGTTCTGGGGGAAAACCGCTGAAACAGTTGCTAACTACTTCAGAAAAGGTGACGAAATTCTAGTCGTCGGAAGAATCCAAACACGCAGCTACGAAGATAATTCAGGCGGCAGAAAATATGTAACAGAAGTTGTGGCGGATAAGTTTAGCTTCACAACTGGTCGTAAGAGCCAAAATACGCAAGATGGCGGCGTTTCAAATAGTCAAACGACTAATAATGCCAACGCTCACCAAAACCGCAACAATGTTCAATCAGACCCATTCAGCAATTCATCGATCGATATTGATGATAGCCTTCCATTTTGAGAGGTGAGCAGATGACACCGACACAAGAAAGCATACGCAAACTATCAGATGCAGAGTTAATAGCACAACTAAAAATCGTACGCAGCGCACAAAGGCGATTTGATTTCCGTGAAAAATGGATTTGTGAAGAAATGGAACGGAGGAGCAAAGATGAACAAACAAGAATTGATTGAGAAGTTGGACGAGATCATAACAAATTATAAAGAGCGAGCTAAAGACAAATATGTTCTCCCTTCGAGCAAAAATATACTTATGAGTAGAGTCTATGGTTTAGCGCAAGCAAAAACATTGGTTGAAGAGTTAGAAGAAATCCCATTAGTGACAGTGCCGTGGAGTATTGAGGAACACATGAAAGCTTGTAAATTTGCAGGCGACAACATGCATGAATCTATTTTATCAGCTAGTTCTGAAATTTGTGGGTGGTACATGGCGAATTCTGAAATCTACGAACAAGCATGGACGAACGGTTATGAAGTGGAGAAAGAACCGCTGTATTTAGTTAAGGTACCTATACTTAATTGGAACGGAGATAGTTCCGAATTCGAAACAAAATTTGTCTATCTTGTATGGAACATAACCAGCGGGGAATATAATTTATCCGCAATAGATAAAGATACCGAAAGATGGAGAGCATCTTTAACCGAATCAGAAATCAAGTCAATCGATGAAAGATATTGGGCGTTCGCAGTACAAGTGGAGGAACCCAAATGAAACTAGTAGACACAGTAACAGGCGTTCAAGACGGTAAGTATAGCCCACCGCCACGAGTAGTCAGAAAGCAACGGAGAGTAAAAGCAGGCATCGAGTATTGGTGCGTGACCGGACGTTTTACAAAACCTTTCAAAGCAGTGTGTGTCAAAGTGCTTGAGAACTCAGCTCGATCGGACAGTTGTTAGATTGAGAGATATGAAGAGGGTGGAATGATGGCTAACAAAGAAGATTTGTATCGGTTGGAAAAGTTAGTTAATACGCCAGGTGCTGATGAAGACGAAATTAGAGTTTTGAGAAAGGCTTTGTGGGGAAAGAGTTACGATCGACCAAAGCAGAATAGATACAACTCAACGCCAGTCAGATTTACTTTTCCAGATGGTGAAGTCAAAGAATTCAGCACACAGCGTGAAGCCGCAGAGATGTCAGGGCTGAACAAATGGACTTTGGATCGAGCATGCAGATTGCAGATACCTTTGAAGAAAGGCAATTTTGCAGGTGCGACGGT